GGACGATACAGATACCAATGAATGGATCTTCCATTCCAAGCACACACCAACCGGGAAAGTGCTGAAGATTGATGTTGAGCGTCTGCTAAAGTTTGTCAACGACCATTTCGGTCTTGACGCTGTTCATGAATTCATCGAGGAATAAACCATGATTACTTGGGCAATTCAAAACATGACCCGCGATCTTTCCAACGGGTTTGTCATCAACGTGGCGTGGGCTTGTACCGCTCAACAAGACTCAGCCTCTGCGTTCTACGGTGGTACGACAACGTATGTCAGCAACCCGGATGAACCCGGTTTCATTCCCTACGACAACCTGACGGAAGAAATCGTTTTGGGTTGGGTGTATGACGCGCTGGGCGATCAAAAGGCTGAGATTGAAGCCAATCTAACGGCTAAGGTCGAGAAGCAACTGAATCCTGTAACCGCTAATGGAATGCCCTGGAGTGCATAATGGAACTCGAAGCCCGTTTTTCTGCTCACGAAGAAGTCTGTGCTGTTCGATACGAGGGAATCAACGCCAGGCTTAAGAGACTAGAGACTATCCTGCTAGGGTCTGCTGGCGCTATCATCCTGCTGTTGCTGGGGCTTGTTCTAAAGGTGTGAAATGATTGAGGTAGCCGTAGCTCTTGCCACTGCCGAGGCTGCGGTTGAGGGCATCAAGAAAGCCATTAGTATTGGCAAACAGGCTCAAGACTGTCTTGGTGACTTTCTACAGCTTTTCGAGGCTCGTGATGCCGTTCAAAAGGCCAGCAACGAAGAGCGTGCCAAGCTAAAGCCAGAAGATCAGCGGTCGGCAATGTCAGAAGCGATGGAGTCTGTTATTGCTGCTCGCAAGATACGAGATATGGAGCGAGAGTTACAGCAGTATCTTGTGTGGTCTGGGCAGGGTGATGTGTGGGACGAGATCATTGCAGAACACACATCTATCGTGCAAAAGCGCAAGGCTGCTGAACTTGCTGCCAAGCGCGAGGCTGAAAGGTTGGAAAAGCAGAAGCGAGAACGTGCATTGATTGCAACGGTCATAGGTACTGGCGGCATCATTCTTTACCATCTGGTCAACTACATCATCGAGGCATGGCCGAATGGACAGTAAACATGAAAATGACGAAGATGAAAGTATTAAGGACGGTCATGCACTTGCTGTTGTCCTAGCAATATGTATTGCTGTCATTGTATGGATGCTGTATATCCTGGGGCACTGAAATGAAAGATTTAACCGCAGAACAAATAGAAGTCAGGGTATGGGCGATCATTGCTCTATCGCTCACGTTTATTCTTGTTGTCTCTGTCGTGGCGATCATTCTCGGGGTTCTATTTGTAGAACACGATATGGAGAACATCAGCCCTATCGATGACAAATTTCTATCGATTTTGAAAGATGTCATGATGTTGTCTATCGGTGCTGTCGGCGGTATCGCTGGGCGTCAGGGTGCTAAAGCTGTAGCTAACATGCTGGAGAAAAATGATGCTGCCAGTGCTTAGTGCGTTGTTGCCGTTCGCCGGAAAGGTGCTTGACAAAGTCATCCCTGACCCGGAGGCAAAAGCAAAGGCCCAAGCAGAGCTTGCCCAACTACAGCAGTCGGGGGAGCTTGCAAAGCTAGCAAACGAAACCGAACTTTTTAAAGCAGAGCAGCAAAACGTCACAGACCGCTGGAAGGCAGACATGGGCAGCGACTCATGGCTGTCGAAAAATATTCGCCCTATGACGCTTATAGCGATTCTGGGGGCATATTTTGTATTCGCTTCTGCCTCGGCATTCGGTTGGAGTGTAAACGAATCTTACGTCAAGCTGTTAGGCGAGTGGGGGCAGCTCATCATGCTCGCGTACTTTGGTGGCCGTACTGCTGAGAAAATCTTTGCGAAGGGTTCCAAATGAATAAGAACTGGGACTTTGCTTTCAAGCAGATGATTGCTCACGAGGGCGGTTTCACTGATGACGAGCGTGACCCTGGTAATCAACTACCAGACGGTCGTAAGGGCTGTACCAACCTGGGAGTCACGCAAAAGTCGTGGGAGGGTCATCTAGGCCGGCAGGTCACTCACGACGAAATGAAAGCTCTCACGCCAGAACTTGTGAACGGTTTTTATAAGCATAGATACTGGGATGCTGTTAAGGCTGACGATCTGCCTGCTGGTGTTGACTACATCGTGTTTGATACATGCGTCAACAGTGGGCCTGGGAGGGCCGCAAAGCTCCTGCAAGAGGCTGTCGGTGCTAACCCTGATGGGGCTATAGGTCGGATGACATTGCAGGCTGTAGCGGCTCAACCTGTAGACCAGTTGATAAAAGACTTGTGTGCGCGTCGTCTAGCGTATATGAAGTCCCTCCCGGCCTGGGCAACGTATGGCCGTGGCTGGGAGAGACGGGTTATTGAGAGCGAGCAGCTTGCACTTGGATTAGCTTCTCAAGGTACCACTTAGCTTTTTCCAAGTCCTGAGTGCCGTTCTTACGTTTCCAACGCCACACGTACTTTATGACGTTTGCAGTGCAGACTGCCTCGATACCATCAAGACCCGTTGTTGCAGCCTCGATAGCATCAATGCACTCTACCTTGCCAGCAGTGTAGTGGGGTGGATGATCTATATCAGAAGGGGATGTCATTCTTATCATCCCTTGGCCTCGGTTCCATCAAGCTAGCCCAACCGTCCCAGTTGACCGGGATTGTGTCGATCTTTAGGGCCAGCTTTCCACTCTTGGTTTCCATTACCGTACCGATCTTTGCCCACCGGGTCTTCTCTTGACCGTCTTTCTGGTACGTGCCGATTGCTGCTGAGAGTTCATACTTAACCATCACTGCTCCAGTTTGTTGATTGCTGTTTGTACGTCTTGTAAAAATGCTTTGATTTTTGTTTCGAGTGCGTCTATCTCCTTCTGATCTGGTTCAAATCTAACTACAAACAACTGTAGTTTTTCTGGCAGGCGTGGGTCGAACGACACAAAGTCCACCCACTTCCGTCCTGTGCAAGCGAGCTGTGCCAGCATTTGCGGTTGGTGCTTTTTTGGAACAACCCCATCAAGCCTCCAGTCCAGGTGTGTCGTGGTATTGGGGCATTTAATCTCAATCAGACCGTCACCTGTGAACCCATCGGGCGAAGCTCCGAACCACTCGATTGACGGGTGCTTGATAAACCCGACTTCCTCCACCCAGTCATGTGTTGTTTGATACGCAACACGTGCGAGCGGTTCAGTCTCCGTACCCCACTGCATAGCAGCATTGGTGAACGACTCTTGTTGTTGCCCGGTAAGTCTTTCGGCTACCAGTTGAACCAGATAGTTGCGCCTGGTGGCTGTGTCTTTACCGGCGATAGAGTCACTTACCCTGCTTGCTGTTACGTGGCCTAGACGCTGCTGGAACCATTGGCTTGTACGCTGAGACGAATCCAGCGTAGGGGACTGGATGAGCTGGTTGGTTGTAGAAGCGACGTTTGTGAAGTTCATATTCTTTCCAAAACAGGTGTGGGAAGTTTCGTTTTACGTCACTAATTGCTTTTTCCAACTCGGGGTTTGGTCGGTCGTACTGCTTTGTTGGCCTTACTTTCTTCAATTGCTCGAACATGGTCGATTCCTTTCTGTGTGATTTTCCAGACACGTTGCGCTCGGTGTGAGCCTTTCCTAAAACCGTCAATCTCTACGAGTTTCTGTCTCAACAGCCACGCAGCTCGTGGCGTAATAGATTGGTACAGGATGTGAGGCAACCTCTCAGCGACCTCATAAGCGTTCATCGGGCCTGCCATCAGCTCTTTCAGAATCATCAGGTGAATCTGTTTCGGTCGCTCAATCTTTACCGGTTCACGACTGGTACTCGGATCGTCTCTACGAAATGGCCAGGGGTGATTGAACATTACTTAACCTCCATCAGTTTTGATTTCATTGCGTCTTTCATGGCTTCAATTTGCTCGTGTGCTCCGTGGGCCTGAAATGCGGCCTTGTAAGCGGTTTTCAGCGCATCCATGCTAGTAGATGCCTCCATTGCTGCTAACGAGGCTTGTAGGCTGATCTGAGGCTTTCTAGCGGCATTGCCATCGTCATCTTCCGGTGCGATACCACAAGCGGCCATCAGGCTGTATCGACGGGCATAGGTAAGAGCCGATCCATAGCCTTGTGGATCGTGTTTAGAAGCGGGAACGTGGAGCTTGCCTGCTGACAGCATTTGTCCAGACGAATGTATGAACATTGTTTCAACAATTACCCCGTCTTGGCACTCGTGTGTGTTTTGAATCAAGGCGATGTCGTTGGAGTTAAGTCCATCAATCACAGCCTCTACACAAGCCGCCAGGTCTGCGTAGCGCGACTTAAAGTGCGGGTTTGTTGACGACTTGAGTGCTGGGCCGAATGCCTTCTGCGCTTTCACTAACGCTGCTGAAATCTTGTCCATTCTTAAAACCTTTCCATTTCTGTTGATAACTCTGTTGTTCGGAGGGTGGCACCCAGCCATGCCGCCTCCATGTTTCCATTACGTTTGTTGCTGCTGCTGGTATCCAAACGAAATCTGGGTTCAAAATAGATGCCACAAAAAACTCCAGATAGTTGACTCGCTACCCACCGACATGTCTACTAGGGTTATCCCTAACATCACGCCAAGAGCTACAAAGATTGCGTATTTGATCAGGCTCATTTGTAGGCTACCTCGCTCCAAAATTTGTACTCATCGAGCAACATCGGCAGGATCTCGTCACGCAGGTCGAAAGTCTTGCCTGCAAGCACAGATCTGAAGGCTCGGTCGTACAACTCGATTGCCTCGTCAGATCCACCGCAGACAACATCAAAAATTGAGTGGATGGTTTCGATGTCTGTTAACCGCAGCCAGGTGCGTACTTCGTACTCCTGACGTTCTTGCTCGCGGTCTTGCTGCTCCCAACCGCACAGTTGTTCTTCGCTTACGTCTTCTGCAATCCAGTGCAGGTCGATTCCAAAGTCGCTCATGTTGTCCTCGGTTGTTGTTTTACAAAGGGATGCCAAGTTCTGAACCATTGATGGGTTTGTTGAGTCGGTCAAAAGCAGGGAGATCTTCTGGCCATTGCAGCGCCCTCTCTAACCATTCCAATGCTTCTTTGGGCAGTGGGACTATTACTGTTTTGGTGTCATGTTCGTCCATTTTGTTCTCCTGGTGTTGTGTTTGTTTATTTTTGAAATGAAATCCAAGAATCGCATTCGTTTTTGGTGCCAATGCACTTGAAGTCGATTGCAGGGGATACGCAATTGATTGGAATCGTGATGTAAGAGTCATTAAAAACGCTCCAGATAACGACATGATTAGCGAGACTGTTGTCAATTCTTTGGTTCATTTGTGTTGCTCCATGTGATTGTTGACAACTCAAACTCTACTCTCCTGCAAAAGTAATGCAACGAAAATATATTTATAGCAGACTGACAACCTATAGACAAAATCTATAGACGTTGTGTCAAGGCTGTGTATACTATGCCGAGGAGGTATCTATGACACCAGATCAAGCTC